GAGACACTAAGATATTTATATTTTTACAATTTTAAATTTGAGTACATCTTTCTGTTTTTTCAAAAATTTCAAAAGTTTTTTAGAAATTACAAAATAAATCAAGAGATGTACTCAAATTTTATTTTTTCAATTTTTAGAAAAAACTGGTTCCTCTTATAATATAAAAACATATTATATAAAAACAAAGTATATAATGACATACATATACATATCAATTTATGTCTAGATATGATGAACTTATAGCGTCTCTAAATAATGAATGTAGAAAAAAAAGAGTTAGCTGTGAAGACATTATTAAAAAATTAAATAGATTTGAATATGACGAAATTATTAATGACAAAAGCATAGGTAATATCATAGAAGATATAATAGCAGAAAGAGAAGAGATAGCTAGGATAACAAGAGATATATATAATAAACTAACTTTGTTGAATGAACTACTTGAGATTTTTGGAGAAGAACCACAACCATCGCTTACAAAAGCAAGAAAATTATTTAAAACCAAAATATTCATAAATATTTACGATTTATGTTATGGGATGTATAATAAAAGAACTACAAAAGAACTATTAAGAACAGATTTACGGCAAAATCGCGTAAGAAGGTTCCCTTTACAATCAGCAAAGAGAGGAGGATTCAAATGTTTTTTGATTGGTATATAAAGCTATGACAAATAGACACACATCTTAAACCTTCTTGAATATACACCAGCGATTGAAGAAGCTGAATTGTTTAAGCTCAGCCTCTTTATCTAAATCACTAATTATATTATATATGTTATTCTTTTTAACATTAGGATCCATATATTTTGCCTTTATTTTATTGAAGGTTTGCGAAAATAGCTCACTTTCTACCAATTCTATATTGTATTCCTTACATTTTCTAATAAGTACATCAAAATCTACTATAAATTCGGGGATAAATTTCTTAGTTGCCTCTATATAAACATCAACCTTCTTATTGAAATCTTTTTCTTCACTTGATTCATATCTTCTAATAATAGCCCACAAGGGAACACCCTTATCTTCCATACGCTTATTAAGCTTCTTGCGTCCTTCCACCATATCTCCACCATTAGCATTTATGGCACTTACAACACTTTTGCCATCCATAAATGTACAGATGAAGGTTCCGCCAACCTTTAACATATAACTAACATTATTTAAGAATGTATTTATTTTTTCTTCATTCTCAAAGAAATAATGAATAGCAAACATACAAGAGCATACATCAAAACCATTAGCACCTCTTCCCGCAATATTTTTATAATACGCAGGAATATTGCCACCACGTTTATTTAATACTAACTGTATGATATTCGCACTCTCTTCATCATCTATTGATAGCGAACATTCACCGTTCATTATAGGCTTGCTACAATCTCCCGCGGCATATACAATATCAGGAAATTGTAAGGGAAATTTCTTGTATTTATTGCCGCCACCCCCGCCTCCCTTATTATTATATTCATTTTTTTTACCTATGAGACGACTGTAAGCTCCTGAATCCGTATTATATATACCGTGCTTTACATAATCAATCCCGAGAACAAATCTATAATCATTATTAATCCAACGATTCATATCACCACCTTCTCCGCAAGCTAATTCGAGCAAACTGCCCTTATATTTTTGCTTGGAATATAACATATTTTTAATACATATATTGTGAAACTGTTGCATATTAACAGATAATAGTCCATCGCGATTGATTTTGCGAGAATAATAGACATCATCTGATTGTAGCAATTCGTTCTCCGTATCCACTTTTAATATAGGAGCCTTCCCGCGAATAATGCTTTCAGTTACGGGATTATGTATTGACCCCCAGATATTCATAGCAACCGAATAATCATTCGCCGTTTTAGAAATCTCGCCTGTATTATAGATACGCATTTTATCTTCACGCAAACGCATAGGAATCCATCGCATAGATGGCTTTATATTTTCGTCCAATAAATATCTATATTCTATTATCTTATCACCGTCTATCAATTCGCCACTCTCACAACGAGCTTCATCGCGGGCATTCAGTTTAACATAAGATTTCTCAATGCCCTCCTTATAATAGTTATTCGGCTTAAATAATTTAAGCGTATATTTGCCAGCCTGCTCTTTATTCAATTTCTTATATTCAGCATCATATAGCTCACGCATAGCATTATTTATAGTATATTTATCATATTGCTTGGCATTATACCCGACGTGTAGAAACATCTCGCGGTATTTCTCGCCGTCCACCGTAATAACTTTGCCAAACTTTGCGAAAAAGTCTATTGAGTTCTGCTCAGGAGGTTTCCATTTAAAAACTCTGTCCCATTTAACTCTCTCTGTTATTTCAACAGGCTTATTGCTATAATAAGAATATAAAGCAAGTTTAGCAGGTGTAAAGATAAGGCCGTCGATGCTATAAGGATATTTTGAGCCATTCTTCAATATATTATCGCAATCCTTCAAAATACTATCGCTATATAAATGTTCCTTGACAATATAATCAACAGAATTACCTTCATCACGTGATTTAATATATTTACGGCTATTTACTAAATATTTATATCGGCTTTCTTCTTTAACATCATCTTCTATAAGCGGCAGACTGGTGATTTTTTTGCCACCGCAATAATACATATCAAATGCGGCATATAACCCAACGTTTGATTTGTCCAATCTTTTTTCACAAGATATATATTCGCCGTCAATTAAAGAATTATAAAGCTCCTTTGTAGAGCGAAGCCCTGTATCTATTACTTTGTATGTGTTATCAATTAAATATACAGCACCAGCATTATCTATAAACATCAGCAATCGCTCGCCATCTGCTTTTTCGGTTACAGTATATTCTGATAATATGCTAATCCCAGTGTATTCATTGGGTTCCAATATATTGAGTTTTTCAAGAGTTACAGGCTTTGGGGTTAATAATACAGGCTTTGTCTTATCATTAGGTTTCTTTTCACGATTATTATAGTTATAATGAGAAACAATATCTTTTGAAACAAGGTCAGAATAATTCGCTATGACATCTTGTTGCTGTTTTTTAGATATTATATATGGTGATAGAAAAAGCGCCTGTTCCATTTTAATTAATCCTTCTAATATAATATCTTTAGAAGCATTTGTTATATCAAGAAAATACTCGTATTTCTGCGAAGATTTAATAATCTTAGTATTTGCCAATTTATAATATAGGTCTCTATCATCGGCATCTTCAATATCATATTTATTACATTTACATATATTGACGATAAACCGCATATTAGTTTTTTTATCATTATAAACTATCCTTTTGTTTATTTTAAAAAATTTCCTTATATCATTCCAATTATCGGGAATATTCTCCTTTCCTACGAGTTTTTTTGCTACCGTCTTAAATTGTAGATTAGAATTAAATAACTGGTCATATTTGTGTTTGGCGAGCACCTTGTATTTATATAATGATACGCTCTTATCTTTATAATTAATATAGTTAGGATTGTGAGAATATTTCAATATATTGCTACTATCACTTATTTCCAGGATAATATCTTCAGATACTACTTGAAGCGTCTGTTTCTCGATATTCTCTTCGTATTTCTCAGTTTTCATAACATTTATAAAGTTGGAAAACTCATTTTCACCCCATTCACTCGAATTACTCAACTTTATTAAACATTCGCTATTATTCTCTTGAATTAGCGAATAATGCGTATCAATAATTGAAAATATTTCATCATCTTTTAATATTTCCATTATGTATATTCTCTAATAAATATAGATATTATAGATTTTATATATCAATTTTTAATATATAAATAAAAAAATGATATATTCTTATAGATTAATAACATATTTATAAATGCCATCTAATAAAATGTTTATGCCAATCAAGTTCAATACTACTATTATTCTTGTTCCTTCTGAAATTACCGCAAATTTTGACACAATAATTTATGATAAAGTTAGGCGTACGCTTGAAAATTGTTGCAGTAAGCACGGGTATATTAAAAAAGATACTATTAAGATAATTAAGAGGTCGGCGGGATATTTTAAAGAATCGCATTTAAACGGAAATATCGCTTATGACTTGAGCTGTATTGCCGAAATCTGTAATCCCGCACAAGACTCTATTATCAAATGTGAAATTATAGCAAATAATAATTTGGGTCTAAGAGCTATTGGAATGTACGAAGAAATGGCTATATTGGAAGTTTGTATTCCTAAAATTACTTCGGGAATCCAATCCGAGGTAAATATTGATAGTATCAAAATTGGCGATCATGTTAATGTTAAAGTGTGTGGTAAGAAATTTACGCTATATGATAATATGATTTCAATTATTGGAAAAATAATCAAGGATAAGGATGATATCATTCAGATTCAAGAAATAGATGATGGTAATTTATCAATTGACGAAGAGGATATGTCGGAAGTTGATGAAACAAATGATGATGGTATTGAAATATTCAATGATGAAGACGAAGAAGAAGATGAAGAAGAGGGAAATTATAAATTCAGTAAAAATAAATTATCAAAACACGCTGGTGGTGGCTTAGAGTTTGATGAAGATATTGAAGAAGAAGATGAGGAAGAAGATGAAGAATTAGACGAAGATGAAGACGAAGATGTTGATGAAGATTATTCAGATGGTGCTGAGTTTGAAAATTTCGACTATTACGAAGAATAATATGTTTCTTCGTTTATAAAGATTATTTTATTATATAAATAGATTTTTATATTATTTATATATAATGAATAAAAAAGATTTATGCAAAAATATACAGAATAGTGTCAGTCATTTGACAAATGTAGAAATAATAGAACTCTTTAAAATAATATTAGCGACTGGTGAGAATTATACAAAGAATAATAATGGTGTTTTTATTAATCTTAATTGGCTTAATGAAGATACCTTGGAAAAGCTAAATAATTATATATTATTTTGTATTAAATCGCAAAATGAAATTACAAAATATGAATTGATGAAAAGTTTACTTAACGAAACTATATCTGTTAAAGAAGAGGATATAAATAGCAAAATAGTAGAACAAGATACAGTAGATAATAATATAAGACAGAAGTTCTCGTCGAGTATGAAGTTTTATTTACTAAAAAAAAAGTTTATGAAACAAAATATTGTCCCTGTAAATATCTTAGAGAATGAATTGAAATACGAAGACTATGTAATTACATAAATAATTTAAGTAAAACGCATAAAACGCAAAACTATAAAAAATGATATATAAATTAAATGTCTATATTAACTAACCAATGATTAATATTTTAATGAATAAACTTCCTGAATCAAAAGACAAGGATATTATATGGAAGATTAATAATCCTGAGCTATACAAAAAATTTTGTCAGGATAGCCAAAATCAAGAGACAGTTCAAGAGACAACAGTGCCAGTTGCTATACCTACAAAAATCCCAAAAGTTCTCAAAGTAATTCCTATTCCTATTAATAGATTACCTACTGTTCTTAGTAATTCGCCTGTAGTCTCGCAAGATATTCCTAATGGAGAAGATGTTCAAGTAGTTGAACAAACAGCCCCTATCATAAATAAAAATATTCCAAAAAGGGAATCTAAGGTATCTAAGGAATCTAAGGTATCTAAGACGAGTATGCCAAAAAAAGTAAGTGTAAATAAAAATAAGAATAGTCCTATGAAAATAATCTTGGAAGAATCGCAAACATATGATACATATAGAGATGATGTAAGAGACAAAATAATTAAGTTTATATCTACAAAGGAGTTCAATAAAGTTTTTGGTATCACAAAGAGTGCCGAAATAATGTCAGGAATTGCTAATGACAGATTCAATAAATCAACAGCATTATTTATATCATTCTTATTTGATAAATGTGTAATATATAATGATAAAAATTTCATTTATAATAAAAATAATGGAGTAATTACGATATAAATTATTTGAATAATGGAAATAAAATAAGCTTCTTATTTTCCATTAATTTATGAGCTATATGTTTACATAACATCTCTTTGATATCCTTAAAGTTTCTTTCAGATACATTACCTTTTTCTATTTGTTTAATAAAGTTATTGTGTTCCTTCTTATTATAGAAACTACAAACACGACCTATTTTTTTCCCTTTGCCTACAACAGCATCCGTGGAGAATATCTTAAAAATATTTTTAATTATATTATCCTTCTTAATAAATTGAGGCTCTATAATTCCCCATGGCATATCTTCTAACTCCATATTTTCTGGTATTGTGCTAATTTTACTATTGCGATATTTTGCGAATTCTTTCTGTTCTGTAATTGTTAGCGATTCAATCCATCGTTTTTCTACATTATTATATAGTGATATATCAAGATTTTTAATATCTTCATTATTTTTATTTTCAATATTATATATATTTATATATCCAATATAATCATTATTATTATTTTTATTATATGAAGGCAATTCCTTTTTTCTTATGAAAACTCCCTGTGAATCTAAGCATTTAATTACATATTCCAATCCAGCCTTCAAGTTATTTTCAAGGTCGCCAAGTTTAGCATAATTTATTATTATATATTCCACTAGTCTTTTAAATTTCTTTTCATCTAAATTGAAATATATAGAGATCGTAGTATTAATAATATTCGTATAATCTATATTTATCATTTTAAGAATATTTTCGATGTCATTCTCACTCTTCTTATCTAAGATATTAACAGCCGTATCATTTATTTCATCAATATCCATCTTTATTTTAATTTTTGCCATCGAACCTACTATATTCGGTATGATATCATTATTAATAATACTAAGTTTAATACCCTGTCTATGATGTTCTATATAGTAATTATCAATAAGTATAATAGGTCTTATTGATTTATTTATAGCATACATCAAAATTTCTTCATCGATATCAATATTTTCCCTTATATCTTTTATTAAATCAGTATATGATATGTAATAAACATCTCGTTCTATCAGTTGAAGCAATTTATTTTTAATAGCATTTTTTGCCATTTTTAAAAGATGCTTATAAACATCACTTCTGTAACCTGATATGTCCTCTTTTCCCACATTTTCAATATCATCATCTTTAAAACCACAAGATGGCTCTAAATCTTCGCTGTCACCTAATTCATATTTTATTTTATTTCCTTGTGATGTTAATATATCTACTTTTCCCATTTCAAATAATTTTTTTGGAAAATAATTAATATTTTTCATCAAGGAACAATCCAGCGAATTGCTTGAAATTATCTTGTCAATTTCCTTACTTTCTATGTATTTTCTCGTAGATATTCTTAATGCGTGGATATCTATTGTTTCTGTATTAAGCATTTTTGCTTCATCATTGGCACTCGCATGCATAAATACAGTTACATTCCGTTTTTCAAAGGGCAACTTTTGATGTCGGCAATTACGAATGCCTCTGCCTATAATTTGGTCAGGTCTATTAAAGTGATACCAAGGTTCTATTAAATGTATCTCGCGAGCATTATAAAAACTAAGGCCTTCGCTCGCTACTTGTGTTATCAATATTACTTTGATATCTTTACCATTAATATTCTTATCATCATTAATCTTCTTTATTAAATTATTAATAGTAGTAGAACCCATAATATCTTTTTTATCACTTGTCAATATACAATATTTTGGATTAGATACATCTTTATATTTTGGCTTATCCTTTACAATTTCAGGGTTTTTCAATATATTATTTGTACCTTCACGCGAATAACCGAGATGTTCCAAGCATATCGCGAGTGGTATAATGCCAGCCCAAGCAAATCTTGAATATACAACTACGATTCCCTCGGATTTTCTTATTATATTACATATGTTCAAAAATTTACCTGAATATTTACCTAAATATTCCTCCGTGGGATACAAGGCATTTTTATATTTTTCATTGTAATTAACAGAAATACTTGCCGTGCCTTCAACATTTCTGAAAAATGTATTAAATCCTACTTTACCTATATCATTATCATATACAATATTCATAGGCTGTAATAATTTCATATTATGATTAGGCGATTTACTACGCAATGATTCTTTTGTATTTGTATCTGTACCAAGGTTGGCAGCATCATCTAAATCATTTAATTCATTCTCATCATTTTCCTCGATATTTTTATAATTAATCTTATCTATTATTTTTTTCAAAGATTCTATTTTGTTTTTTTGATATATTCCTAATTTTGAGATTACTATATCATCATTTATATATTTTAACCAACCTAATTCTTTAGCAGGTATAGAATTATTAGAAGGGTCTTTCTTAGGCTCAATATTTAATATTTTAATATCACTGTTATATGATGCCTTTAATTTCAAAGCGAAAGTAAATGGGTTTTTCCCCTTTAAATATGATATATAGTTCGAGGATAACTTTTTAATTAATTGCTTAGCCTTATCATCAAATTTAAATTTATTATTGTTATTGAATACCTTATAATTATCTTTTAATATTTTATCACGTTTATCATTTATCAACATTAAATTGAAGAGGTCGAGGATATCTCGGGGTTCGTTATACATAGGTGTCGCTGACAATAATATTAATCTATTATTTCTTCCATTTTCTAATATTTTTTTAAGAGTACTATATGTTCCCTTTTCCTTATTATTCGTACTTCTGATATTATGAGCTTCATCTATAATAATAACCTTGTTCTCTACTACAATATTATCCTTGTATTTTTCATTAATTCGCTTCATAAAACTATCATATGTAAAAATCTCATATCTTTTCTTCAATAATTTTTTTATATTATCCTTGTTATCCTTTTCATTAAAAGTATTCTTATTTATATTAAGTAATTTGATATAATTATCTCCAGTACATTGATTAAATAAATTGTTGAATATCTTAATATCATAATTGAATATTTCTTTATTGAAGTTCTCTTCAAGTGCCTGGGGCATTATTACCCATATATGCGGTTCTGTTGTATCCATCGTTTTTGTAGATAATATTGTTTCAGTTAATGTAATTGCCGTACAAGTTTTACCGACACCTACGCCATAATATAACATAATGCTCTTATAAGGAGTTCTATGAGATAGATACTGGCTTATAAAATGCTGATATAGCGTAGTTTCAAACTTACCACATAATTCATTAGCTACTTTATTAAAATCATCTATATTTTTTATAATAGGGAAGTTTCTTATCTTGTGTATCGAAAACTCCTTATTTCTTGCTATTTTTTTCTCAAATTTTTCATCATCCATATCAGGATAATATAAATCAAAATCCTTGCTATATTTTTTAGAAGAAGATGATGATTTTTCAACGGGTACTACTTGAATGCTCTTGTTTGTTTTTTTGGTTTGCTTTTCAAGATTCTCCTTCTTTATACAGCGACCCGTTTTGGGATTTAGAACTTTGCCTTCGGGACATTTTTTCGTTTTAATCATTATCTATTTACATTAAAGATTTATTATAATTTATTATGCTATGAGCCTTTTTAAATATCTTGATTCTTTCTGTGTTATGATTTTTAATATGATTCAATACTTCTTCATTGCTAAACCATTTTAAAGACCTTATTTCCCGGATTTGTTCTATACAAGTATTGTCGAGCTGTATTTCAGCATTATCATTGATTATTTTTGCCACATAATATACGTGTTTATAAAGAATATTATTAGTACCGAAAAAGATTTCTTGAAAAGGAATAATATTTTTATCTATTTCAATATCATTTTTATTCAATTGCGTTTCTTCACAGAACTCTCTTACAGCACAATCTATATCAGCCTCTTTCAACTTTTTACGCCCCTTAGGAAATCCCCATTCTTGTTCTGATTCATTATTGTTATTAAAGTTTTTAATAGATAGCATACTTTTAATATTACTATCATTCATAACAATTTCAAATTTATTTTTTGAGTCTATGTATTCCTTTGTATGTTTAAAAGTTCCTTGATTTATTTGACACCATGTATAATTCCATATTTGCTCAAAATTATTAGTAAGTAACAGTTTTTTTTCAGAATCTGTCATATATTCAATGAGTTTTATAATGTATTTATCGTCATCTATATTGTACTTCCCTCTAACAAACTCCATAAATGATAAGCTATCCTTACGCTGTATCATAATATATTTAATCTCATTATTAACTACCTTATAGCATATTATTCCAAAACTCATTATAGGATGCGGACAATCTTTGTATAAATGCCCATTTAATCCGCAATTCCTACAACATTGCGGACGAAAATAATTATTTTTCTTACTACTGTCATCATATTTTTTTTTCATTAATATATAATTAATAACATTAATATATAATATTAAACATTTCTTAAATGTATTTATTATACAGTAAAAATAATATCCAGTTATTTATCCTTTAATATGATGAATAATTGTCGGAGCTGTCATAGCCATTAAACGAAGATACGCTATTAGTTAAATGTTGAGAAGGAGGCGTAGGTCTCGGGGGTTGTACAATGGGCATAGAAGTACCCGCTGATACTCCTTCAAGAGGAGCATAATTCATATAAATATCATCAGCAGATGATTTAGGATAAGGCAAAGAATTAACACCGCCTACTTTAGGCTCTTGATAATGAGGAGGTTGTGAATTAACGCCGTGCAATGAAGAGTTCATCCCATTATTAGATGCCGGAGTACGATGAGCAGTAGATATTACAGGACTCGATGGCGAAGGAGACGCGGGAGAAGGAGATGATGGAGGAGGAGACACGGGAGAAGGAGACGCGGGAGAAGGAGACGCGGGAGAGGGAGATGCTGGAGAAGGAGAAGATGCGAGAGGAGTGTTATATACTACTGGTTTTGATTCTTTATGCTCTTCGCTCATCTTGTTGTTTATCATTATTTTTTTAGCATATAAATTGGCCTCTTCTTTATCTATTTTATTTTTCTCCATAGTATAATCTAATCTGTCATTAGCCATATCATACTCGGACATAGAAATTAACATAGATATTATTATCATAACACAATATATTATTATGATAACTGCTAATATCCACGCTAATAGCCAACACCACCATCTGGTATTAAGATTGCCGCCAGTAACTATACAGGTTAGTTCAAATAATGACATTAGAATTGAAGGAACAGATATTATTAATATAAATAATACGAACATAAATCTGTCTCCTATTGGTATTCTGCTGCTACTGAATAATATTATTACACATAGTATTATAATTGTCATAAATAATGCTATACCGGCATATTTTGATTGTTCTGACCCAAAAAATATGTCATTTATATTTATAGTACGACTTCCCATTATTTTGTTTGTATATTCTAATATCATATAAAGAAAAATAAAAAATGACAATCATATAAATACAATAGTATATATACATAGTAAATTATTATGGGTATTCCTTATTATTTTTATTCGTTGACAAAAAAATATCAAAATATTTTAGATAATAATAAACCGGTAAAGACAGATATTTATTGTATTGATTTTAATGGCATAATACATACTGTCGCCCAACAAATTTTAAAGGATAAGCAAACAGAAACTATGAAGACAGAAGAAATTGACGAGTTAATTTTGGAAGGTATTTGGAAGAAAGTCGAGAGCTATATTGAATTATACAAGGCTAAAAAATATGTTATATGCGCCGATGGCGTAGCTCCGACTGCTAAAATTATTCAACAGAGGAAGCGTAGATATTTGAATATTTACAGAAATAAATTGGATAAGGATTTCATCAATACGCCAGTATGGGATACAAATGCCATAACGCCCGGGACGGCTTTTATGAAAAAGTTAAATGTCTTTATGGATAACAAAGTGAGATACTCTACGCATAATATAGAAATTATATATAGCGGAAGTAATGAATGTGGCGAAGGCGAACACAAGATATTTAAAAAAATCAAGATGATGACTATGAATGCGAATGCTGTAAATACGGATAATATTATTATTAATGGCCTTGATGCCGATTTAATTATATTGTCGCTGATGTCGCATATAAAAAATATTTACTTGATGCGTGAAACAGTTGATAAAATCACGAATCAGGTAGTATATAATTATTTGAATATTAATAACTTGCGTGTAGCTATTTTGAGAGAGCTGAACTTTTTGTGGAGCCTTAATAAAGAGCTTCATAAAGAGGAAGATATTGTTGAATCCTATTGTACTTTGTGTTCTATCCTCGGAAATGATTTTGTACCGCACTTATTGACAGTTGATATTAAAACCGATGGTGCCGACAAGATTATTTCAATAGCACGTAAAGCCACAGAAGAATATGGACTTCTCGTGAGCAACGATAGCATTAATTATGAGTGCCTTAAATACATTTTCAAGCAACTATCAGTTACAGAAGACAAGGATATATTTATTATTTGTGAAAAATATATCAATAAAAAAATATTTAATAATTCTAATATTCCGAGCGATAATTACGGGTTAAAAAACAAGGATAATTTGTGCTACAAGATATACAATGATAATAGCAGGTGGCATAAGAATTATTATAATATGATATTTGAAACTAATATTACAATTGATTCATCAGTAATTTACAATTCGTGCTCTAACTATATTAAGGGCATTTATTGGGTATATCAATATTATAAAGGATACAGCATAGATTGCGAATGGTATTATCCCTATAATTATCCACCTACATTAAAAGATATCAGCAATCATTCAATAGCACACGAGGCTCCTGAAATTACGGCAAACAATAACTTTCTGGATCCTAACATTCAGCTGCTAATTGTTCTCCCTAAAGATAGTATTCATCTCGTCAATCATAAATATAAAAAATATATGACAGATATTTATTCGGGACTCTTTCATATGTATCCGGCAAATTATAATATCCAAACATTCCTTAAAACACACTTATGGGAATGTAGCCCAATCCTTCCATTAATCAATATCAATTATATTAAAAAAATAATATCTATGTATCCTCCATAAATACCCATAAATACCCATAAATACCCATAAATACCGTTTGTAATACTAGATAAGCTTCATAATTTCTGCTATTTTATTTTTGTCTGTGTCCGCGAAATAATACCACGATTTTTTCTCAGGATCCCATTTACATCCATGTCTTTTTACAGCATCCTTATTTTTAAAAGCAACCTTAATATATACTCTATTACTTTTGTCAATTTTGTCAGATTCGCCTAAAGCTCCGGCAGCTCCGCCAGCTCCGGATTCGCCAGTATTGTTCCGCACGGCTTTTTCTTTTTCTGTGGATAAACAAATGTTTTCAATATCCTTGATGGATTTAATGTTTTCCTCACTAATATTATCTTCGTAATACCATTTTTTCTTATTGATATCCCATTTACATCCAAGTTTTTTAACGGCATCTTTGTAAGTATATGATACATTAATGAAGTTTTTTTCGGTGCTTGCGATTATAGAAAGGTTTTTAAATCCACATATATCATCATCGCGCTCCTCAAAATTAGGATTAACAGCCAAGTTCGCCAATCTATCTGCCTGGCTATTGCCAATAGAGTGTTTATCTGATAGATTAGTATGTGCCTTGATATGGTGTATTTTGATATGTTTCTTGTTAGCGTGATATAGCTCGTGTATTTTTTGTAATAGCTTTAAGTTTGGAGGAATCTTGTCATCTTTTGTTTTCCAGTTATTCTTTGCCAGCCTGTCTCCATAAGAACCCGAGCATTTCATAACATATTCGGAATCTGTATAGATATTGATATTTCGCTTATCTTCAATCTCTTTCTTCAATATTTCGAGAGCCCTTATCAAAGCAGTTAGCTCTCCTGTGTTATTTGTTTGTTTTCCTTGAACTACATTAGACTCATTGCGACAATCGTCTGTCTCAAAAAACACACCATAACCTGCTTTGGCATTAATCTTTCCATTGTTGATACAAGAACCGTCGATATAAACGTCAATATCTTGCTCTTCTTCAATTCTCTCCATTAGTATATATGTACTGTAAGTATTATATAATTATATAATATAAATCAATTTTTATATATCATCTTATATTCAGCATCATTTTCATATTCTATGTCAAATTCTTGCTTTTTATAAAAATTTACCAAGTATTCTGTTGTAGATTTATTCTTATCTACAAACAGATATATTGGCTCCGCTCCTAATACTTCTTTTGCTTTATTAATCATTTTAGATGCTATTCCACGATTCCTATAATTTATGTTAGTACATATTTGATTAAGATATGTATCATTAATTCCTATAAAACCTATAATATCACTTCCAATTACATAATATATAACACTACTATATGTATTAAAACGATTTGTTTTAAAATTAGAATTTATTAATCTTATACATCTAAATATCTCATCTTCATTCAAATCCTTCATCAACTTATACACTATCATTATTACCTAACAATAGCAACTTTATTATTTTCAAATGGGGGATGGGGAGACCGCCCTATGGGGGATACCGCCCCCAACGCGGTTTTATTGAGAGGCTATTATGGGGGAGACCGCCCCCAACGCAGTTTTATTGAGAGGCTATTCAGATATTTGTAATACCATTATGATAACTTAAAAAGAAACCAAATATTTATAAAAATTGTAAATTAAAATTTGAGTACATCTCTTGATTTATTTTGTAATTTCTAAAAAACTTTTGAAACTTTTGAAAAAATAGAAAGATGTACTCAAATTTTAAAATGAAAAAATATGAATATTCCAGTGTCTCAAGAACTGCTATATCAATCTAAGTATTTTTATAACAATGGAAAAACCTCCCCCAACACAGGCTATTGAGAGGCTATTGAGAGGCTATTGAGAGGCTATTGAGAGGCTATTGAGAGGCTATTGAGAGGCTATTGAGAGGCTATTGAGAGGCTATTGAGAGGCTAT